GTTTATGACTATCGCAGCAGTGGGTTCTCTAGTTGGAGTTGGCCTAGCATGCTTGTTCAAGATGTTTATGCCGGCCAGTGCTCACGATCAAAATCAAATTGCATATGACTCTGGTGCACCTAAGAAGGTGGCCAAGAAGTATATGAATAGAGCGGCGAGAAGAAAACTTGCCAGAGACGGAAGATTTGGAAAAATATCGAATCAAGTATCAGCAGAGTTCGACATCATAGGAACTAACTATGACGAGATTGCAGTGCGACAAATGAAAGAAAAAGAATTTAATGAAGAAGAGTTACATCGCGCAGATGCAGTATGCTGGATCTTATGGATAAAAGAAGATTATGCTGTTTTCCCAGCTCATGCGTTCACAACGTTCTACAAAGAAGGAAATCACATATTAATCGAGTTCACAGGAGCTCGCTCACAGAAGAAGTATTACTGGCTCGAAGATTTGGAAGTCAGACAGCTCACAGGAGATCTTGTTTGCGTGAGATTCAAAGGAGCCACAATGAGAAGAAACATTATACCTCATTTCGCTGACGAGATACCTACCGTCGGCCAAGTTGAGAGATTGTTACCAATTAAAGGCTCAACACGACTGATGACAGAAATGGCTTCGTCCTTTGACAACAAGCTACACAAAGTAGTTGATGATAAGGCAGATCCTTATGAAGCAGACCTAAGATTTTACAGTATGAGAAACGAAAGAGGAAATTGCGGCGCAGTTTATGTAAGTAGAAAGTCTGGAAAGATTTTCGGAATGCATACAGCTGGATGCCCATCGATTGATGTATCTTATGGATGTTCCATGATTAAAAGTGATTTTGACTTTTTAAATACCACAGAAAATCAAATTGGTCAGATCCTTGACCCAATACCCTATGACATAACGCCCTGCGATCCCCTCGAAGGCGTAGTAACCATGGGACAAGTTGAAAAGAAATACGGTGTTTATATACCGTCAAAGACGAATCTCAAGATCAGTCCTATGGACAAAGAGACATTCCCCTTCCCTGAAACAACTGATAGACCAGCACCTTTGCAGCCGTTCATCAATAAACATGGAGAGAAGATTTCGCCAGTCAGAGTAGCGCTCGGAAAGCTAGTCAAACAAAGAAGAGTTGACCCTGGACCGTTGCCACAAGTGAATTATGAAAGAGTGCTTCCTAGAAATTACAGAAGAGATAATATAAGAGACATGACATTAGAGGAAGCTATTTATGGAATTCCCGGAATTTATTCTGGAGTGGATTTCACGAAATCAGGAGGCTACATTTTGAAGAAATGGGGCCGAACAAGAGAAGAATTGTGTTGGGCCTGGGTTGAAGATGAAGGCTCACGAAAAAGAATACCTCGAGTACACCCGATACTGAGAAGAGCGGTGGAACAAAAGATTGAATACATGAAAGAAGGAAAAATACATCCCGCTATTTATGAAGAAACGCTCAAAGACGAAATTAGACCTGCAGACAAATGTGACGCTGGAAATACTAGATTATTTGCGTCCCAAGATTTTGTATCTATACTTGTAAGTGCCATGTTTTTTGGATTATGGCAACAAGAAGTTATGAAAGATCCTACTGGATCCCCAATTGCGTTGAAGATCAATCCGCATTCACATCAAGGTGCTGAGTTTTATGCTCGGCATGCTCATCATGTGTCAAATATACCCTGCCCAGCTGAAAAACAAGGAAAAAGAACAATTGGAGCAGAAGACGCTAACACGTATGATTATTCCATAAAAATGGAAGCTCAATGGGAATTTGAAAAATTTGCGGCTGCAACTCATCCTCAATGGGACCCTTTTCATAGAAGGGTGCTGCTTATGAATTTCATCGCCTATCACATTATAGGCACATTTGTATTCTGGAGAGAAAGTGGAACTTCAAGTGGATCGTTCTTTACATCCCTCTTCAACTCATTCGTAAATTGGTGGCTTCATGAAGTCGCCTTTCTCAGCCTTTATGGCGAAGAGTGGGTCGACGATCTAGTCGATTCCTTTTGTGGAGATGATACATTCTGGTCAGTAAGTGAGGCCTGCAAGGATTATACGATGGATTATATTCGTAAATTTATGTGGGATCGCTTTAGAATGACCTTTACGTCGTGTTCAAAAGACGACAGAAGCAATTTGACGTGGGAAGATGCGACATTTTTGAAGAGGAGGTTTGTTACAGGACACCTCGGCATAATGATGCCCCTAGCCCCCGAATCTATTGCTAACATGATCAAATGGACAACTACCGACTGTGGCCCTTCTGAGTGGAAATCAACACTAGATAGCGCCTTACTCGAAGCCTTTCACTATGGAGAAGAAAAGTACAATGACGTCCTTAGATGGTGTCATAAGGAACAACTTCGACTTAACCTCCCCGGCGTGTTCAAAAGCTGGGCTGTGATCCTAGAGGAGAGAAAGAAGGATTATGTCATCGCTTACTGATGGCAAATCGTCCTGGGCACGACTTTAAAAGGCCAACCCGTAAGGGGGTAAACTACCTGTATAGGGCGGGCTTGGTACACCTGTGAACAGAAAGTACCCGTGTAAGACGTAAACTGAAAAGGGCCATCCGATTAATCTCTAGGATCGCTTGTTTAAGAGATTACAACAATGCACAAAAATTCATCCGAGTCAGGCAGTTCTCAAGAACTAACTGCCCCCGCTCAAACAGCGGTGTTCCCGACCCCAACGCTTAGCTTCGCAGAAGTAGGCGAGACCGAAATGACCGTTTCCCCTGGATACGCCAGCACTGCCAAAGGTGTTGGTCAATTTAACGAAACGAAGATTCTTGAACGAATGGTTAAAGTTACAGAACTGCAATGGGCTGTATCGGACAATCCGTCTACTGGAAATTCGACCCCATTCTATAGTATAGATCTATTCAATTACCTCTACAATTATTCGCGCAATCTAGATATTTTAAAACAATTTCATTATTTTAGAGGCGGTATTGAACTTACTGTGCGGTTAAACACCAATCAATTCTACTACGGAGCAATAGTTGTTACTTTGTACCCAACCGATAAGATCGGACAAAGATACGATGAAAGGCTCGTCCTAAATCCAACAGTGCTATCGGCATGTTGTGAGGAATCAGTAGTAAAGTCCTGGGATTATTCATTCCCAGAAGCATGGATCAGAGGTTCTGCTCTTTCGAGTTTTAAAGTTATGCTATCCGTAGATATACTTGCTCCATTGACCGCAGGCCAACAAATACCAGATTCTATTTCGATGACAGTATGGGCAAGGTGGAAGGACGTCGATCTGGCGTACCCCACTGGACCCTCATCATCGCTTAGACCAGAAAATCAAATGAACGTACCGTCAGTACGGAGACAAAAGAAAAAGAAAGTTCGCTCACCACTGGACGATAAGGAAGCTAGTTCTGCTACAGGAACTGGTAATACTATGGACAGTATTGTGAAAGCGATTGAAGATTGCTCAATAAGTGATGTTGCCTCAGGAATAGGCACAGTTGGC